TGCGCCGGGTTTTTGCGTTTAGGGGTTGGCGATGACAAACGAGCAACAAGCGCTGGCAGAGATGCCGATCTGGTTAGTGATCGTCCTGGCCCTGGTCGGCGGCGTATCGGGAGAGATGTGGCGGGCTGACAAGGATGGGGCGCGGGGCTGGGCATTGTTGCGCCGGCTTGCACTTCGGTCTGGCGCCTGCATTGTCTGCGGGGTGTCGGCGATGATGTTGATGATCGCCGCCGGCATGACGATCTGGACGGCGGGCGCCTTGGGGTGCCTCACGGCGATGGCCGGTGCGGACGTAGCCATCGGGTTGTACGAACGATGGGCTGCCAAGCGGCTGGGCGTCTGCGAAGTCCCGCCAACCGGGGGTGAACAGGGGTGACGCACTGATCTGGTGCGCCGAAAACCGCCGGGGACCCTAGGGGTATCTGAAGGACACGGGGTCGCAAACCCGCGGGAAAGTGTTAGCGGGAGCGCCCCCAGCTTACTGAAATTCAATCCATTGAAATTGAAAGGTCTGCATTGAAAAGCCGTTGAAAGGAGGGCTTATGACAGAACCAACTTACCTGTCAAAAAGTGCCTTCGCGGCGCGGATCGGCAGGGCGCCGAGCTACATCACCTGGTTGAAAAACAACAACCGCCTGGTGCTGTCGCCGGACGGAAAACTGGTGGACGTTCAGGCCAGCGAAGCGTTGATTCGCGACACCGCTGACCCAAGCAAAGCCGCCGTCGCTGATCGGCACCAACAAGACCGGATTCAGCGTGACGTTTACAGCCAACTGTCGACCCAAACCGAGCCAACTTCCACGGCTGCGCCGCCGCAGGTGCTTACCGGCGATGGCAAGCTTCCCGACTTCCAGAAGGCCCGCGCTCTACGTGAGCACAACATGGCCAAGCTGGCGGAGATCGAGCTGGGCAAAGCTCAAGGCGCGCTGGTCTCCAAAGAAGCGGTCGAAACCGGCGCCTACAACGCCGGGCGATTGCTGCGCGATCAACTGTTCGGTCCGCTGCCGCAACTGTCCCACGACCTTGCGGCCATGACCGATCCTTGGCTGATCGAAAAGCACCTGACGGCCACCTTCCGTCGAACGCTGGAGGAAGCCGAGCGGCTCTCTTCGGCAGATCTTGAACACGCCATGACAACGGACTGAACCCATGCACACGGAATTTCCTGACGGTGCAGAGGTGTACCGTGAGGCTTATTTCCGTGGACTGCGCCCCGATCCAGATCTTTGGATCGACGAATGGGCCGACGAGTACATGCGAATCCCGCGTGACACCGGTGCCCCTGAACCCGGTCAGTACCGCACCTCACGGACACCTTATGCCCGCGAGCCAATGCGCTGCCTGTCACCGGCTCACCCTTGCAGACGCGTGGTCACCATGGTGGCCTCACAACTGATGAAAACCCAGATCGCCTTGAACTGGATGGGCGGCCTGATTCACATGGCGCCGTCGAACATCCTGGCGCTGCTTCCCAGCCTTGGACTGTCCAAGCGGGTGTCGGGGCGGATCAGCAAGACCATCAAGGCTACCCCCGTTCTGCGCGAGCGGGTCGCGGCCACCCGCTCGCGGGACGCACGCAACACGATGGACACCAAGGAATTTGAGGGTGGCTCGCTGTATGTCACCACCGCCGGTTCTGCGGCCAACCTGTCGGAGCTTTCGGCGCGCTACATCTACGGCGACGAAGTCGACCGCTGGGAGAACGATGTCGGCCAGGAGGGTGACCCCATCAAGCTGGCAGAGACGCGGGCGACCAACTTCGGTCGCAACGCCAAGATTTACTTCTCCAGCTCGCCGACGATCAAAGGCGCCTCGCGGATCGCCGATCTGTTCGAGTCTAGCGACCAGCGCTACTACTACGTGCCATGCCCTACCTGCGGTCATATGCAAGTGCTGGAATGGGAACGGCTGCACTACAGCAAGGACTTCAACGCTGTGCATTACGAGTGTGCAGCACCTGAGTGCGACGTGCTGATCGAGGAGCACCACAAGAGCGACATGCTCGCCCGAGGCGAGTGGCGCGCTCATGCCGGTGGCGACGGCAAAACCGTTGGTTTTCACCTCAATGCGCTGTACTCGCCGACCGGGTGGATGGATTGGGCCGGCCTCGCCGTGGAGTTTGAAGACGCCAAAAAAGCCCAGGCACAAGGCGATACAAGCCTGATGCAGGTGTTCTACAACACCCGTCTGGCCAAGGTCTGGGACAGCGCACTCGAACAGACAAAGGCGGAAGTGCTGATCGCCCGTGCGCGGCTGGAGACCTACACCCTCGGCGCGATGCCGGCCGGCGTGCTGATGCTGACCGGCGCCGTCGACGTTCAGGCCAATCGCCTGGAGCTGATGGTGATGGGCTTCGGCGTCGGCATGGAACGCTGGGTGGTCGATCACCAGGTCATCTGGGGCGATCCAGCAGACGACCGCACCTGGGCTGTGCTGGACGAGAAACTCAAGGCGCGTTACCGGCATCCTTGCGGTGTCGGGCTGGCGATTCTCGCCGTCGGCGTCGACTCCGGCGGTCACCACACCGACGAGGTCTACCAGTTCTGCCGCGTTCGCCGCTGGCGCAATATCTTCGCCATCAAGGGTGCGAGCAAGCCGGGCCGCCCGGTCATTGCACAGCGTCCGTCCATGGTCGACGTGACGTGGAAGGGGCAGACCGAACGCAACGGCGCCGAGCTGTGGTTCGTCGGTACCGACACTGCGAAAGACTGGATCTACAACCGCTACCCGTTCCCGGATGGTCCGGGTTCGCTGCACTTTGCCAACGACCTGCCGGACGAGTTCTTCGCCCAGTGCGTCGCCGAACGCAAAGTCGTTCGCTACGTGCGCGGACACAAGCGCATCGAATGGGTGAAGGGCAAGGCCGAGCGCAACGAAGCGCTCGACCTGATGGTGTACTGCCTCGCGATGGCGCATTACCTCGGCATCAATCGCTACCAGGAACACGATTGGGATCGGGTGCGCCAAGCGCTGGCCCAGTCCGGATTGTTCGACGACGCCTTGGGCATCAAGCCTGTTCAGGGTGAGCGACTTGATGGTGAGCAAACACCAGCGCCTGCAGCTGTGCGCCAGGCTCAGCCCGCACCACCACCCGCTGCACCGGCTGCGCAATCGCGACCGGCAGCTCCCCCTCAACGCCGTAGCTCCACCAGCGGTTACCTGAAGAGACGCTGATATGTCCTTTACTCAAAAACACCTCGACGCCATCGAGCGCGCCATTGCGCGTGGCGAAAAGACCGTACGCTACAGCGACAGAACGGTGGAATACCGCGATGTCGACGAACTGCTCCGCGCCCGTGAAGAAATCCGCAGTTCGCTCGCCAGCACTGCCGGCCCGCGCTCGCGGGTTGTGCGGCTCAGTCATGGAGGCAAGGGAATCTGATGGCTCGACAATTCCCGGCGCTCTCACGTAGCGGATTCTTGCTGCCATCGAACATCAAGGCCAGTTACGAAGGCGCCGGGGAGGGTCGCCGATCTGCTAGCTGGGACGCCACCGACGATGGTATCAACAGCATCAACACCCCGGCGCTACGCAACCTGCGTGCCCGTTCACGGGCGGCGGTGCGCAATGACCCGTATGCGGCCAACGCCATTAACAAACGGGTCAGCAACCTGATCGGCACCGGCATCACGCCACGGCCCAAGGTCAAAGATGAGGAGCTGCGCAACCTGCTGCAGGAGCTTTGGGACGACTTTGCCGACGAGTCTGACGCCGACGGTCTCTGCGACTTCTACGGCCAGCAGGCGCTGGTGGCTCGCACCGTGGAAACGGCGGGCGAGTGTTTTGTGCGGTTGCGTCCGCGCAGTCTGGACGAAGGTCTGGTGGTGCCGCTGCAACTGCAGGCCCTGGCACCGGAATTCGTGCCGCACGACAAGTTCGAGATGACCAAGACCGGCAACATCATCCGCGCCGGGATCGAGTTCAACCCGAACGGCAAACGCGTGGCTTACTGGATGTATCGCTCGCACCCGCGTGATGCGTCGTCGCTCAACAGCGGCTACAACCAACTGGTGCGCGTACCGGCCAGCCAGGTGCTGCACATCTTCGAACCGCTGGAACCGGGGCAGTTGCGCGGCGTGCCGCGCATGTCGCCGGTACTCAAGCGCCTGCGCAGTCTCGACAACTACGACGATGCGGTGCTGTTCCGGCAGGAGGTTTCCAACCTGTTCGCCGGCTTCATCAAGCGCCCGTCGCCGGAAATGGGGCAGGTGCCACGCGACCCCGTCACCGGCCAACTGATCACCGCTGACCGCGACGGCTTCACACCGATGGTGGCACTCGAACCCGGCACGATGCAGGAGCTGGGCGCAGGTGAGGAGGTCGAGTTCTCCAAACCACCCGACGCCGGCAACAACTACCCGGACTTCATGCGTCAGCAACTGATGGCAGCGGCAGCGGGTACCGACACCCCCTACGAGATCCTCACCGGCGATATGAAAGGCATCAACGACCGAGCGTTGCGCGTCGTGCTTAACGAGTTCCGGCGTCGCCTCGAACAACTGCAGTTCAACGTCTACATCCACCAGCTCTGTCGGCCGGTCCGCGCCGCTTGGCTGGACATGGCGGTATTGAGCGGTGTGATCGAGTTGCCGGACTACGCCAAGCGTCGTCGCGAATTTCTTCGCACGCGCTGGGTGCCCCAAGGCTGGGCCTACATCCAGCCAGTGCAGGACGTGCAGGCGCGAATGCTTGAGGTCAATGCAGGGTTCGGTTCGCGCAGTGAGATGTGTCTGCGCACCGGTTACGACTCCGAAACGGTCGACGCGGAAAACGCCGCCGACGCTCAACGTGCCCGCGACTTGGGCCTCAATTACCGAACGCTCGTCGAGATTGATACTGAACACGACGACCAGGAGAAACCATGAAACTGCTTTCACCCTTGCAGATCTTCAACAAGCTGGAAGGTCAGCCGCCGATCAAGGATCAGCACTGGTACAGCCTCCAGGCCAGCGGCGAAGCCGAGCAACGCATCATCGAGATCTACGTCTATGGCGAGATCGGCGCATGGGGCATCACCGCCAATCAGTTTGTGCGTGACCTCGCTGCGCTGGACGACGGCGTGTCGCCGGTCGTTGCGGCCTTCAACAGCATCGGCGGTGACCTGTTCGACGGCTTGGCCATTCACAACGCCTTGTCGCGTTTGGGTGAGCGTTGCACCGGCCGGGTCGATGCCCTGGCCGCCAGTGCAGCGAGTGTCGCGGTCTGCGGCGCGCACCGGGTTGTTGTCGCTGAAAACGCCATGTTGATGATCCACAACCCGTGGACATTCGCCTCGGGCGATGCCGAGGATTTGCGCAAGGTCGCCGCCGCGCTCGACCAGGCGCTTGAGGTCATCATCGCAGCCTACAAGGCCAAAGCGCCGGACATCGACGAGATCGAGCTACGACGGCTGGTCAATGCCGAGACCTGGCTGACGGCTCGTGAAGCGGTGGCCCTCGGGCTGGCCGATGAGGTCGGCGATGGCGTGAAGGTCAAGGCGTGTGTGGGGCAGGGCGGAGTGATGCAGAAATATCAGCACACGCCCCAGGCGCTGCTGGATCTGCTCAACGAACCCACGAAACCGACCGAGCCGGTGGTCGACAAGCCTGAGCCATCGGCACCTGGTGCGGATGCAGCGGCGCTGGCTCTGCTGATCACCCAGTCATGCACTCAGGCCGGTATCAGTAACTTGATCGAACCGCTGATTGCAGCGACCAAGCTGGTTGACGAAGCGACTGTGCAGGCCGCGATCACCCAGGCCAAGTCGATCCGCGATCTGTGCGTTGCTGCCCGGCTACCAGAGTTTGCGGTGGAGTTTGTACAGGCCGGACTGGACGCCGGTGCCGTGCGTGCGCGGCTCTTCGACAAAGTCGTAGGGAAGGGCGGGGGCTTTGAGATCGACAACAGTCTGCCGCAGAACGAAGACCCGGCTCCCAAAATTCAAGCCAAGCAACCCGATCCGCCGTCCATTTGGGCGGCACGTCAGGCCGCTCAATCTCAAGCCTTTAAAGGAGTAAGACCATGACTATCAAACGCGAACCGATGCATGCAGGTGAATTCCTGCTGTCCGAGGGCGCCGGAACCATCTCGCGAGAAGCCATCAACGTCGCTGCCGGTCACGCACTGGAGCCGGGTCAGATCCTCGGCCTGGTAACTGCGAGCAGTGAGTTCGCTCCGTACAACCCGACCGCCGAAGATGGCACGGAAAACGCCATCGCCATTCTCTACGGCCCGCTCGGTGAGTCGGATGTCGTTCGTCGCGGCCGCGCCGTGGTGCGGTTGGCCGAAGTCAGCGAAGCACACCTGACCGGCCTGGATCTGGCCGCCGAGAAAGCACTCGCCACTCATTTCGTGATCGTCCGCTAAGTCGATCCTTCTTTTATATGCATCCCGCCGCGTGCGGGATTTTTCGTTTCTGGAGAGTACCTATGGCCGATATCGCCATTTTTGACGACGAAGCATTCAGCGTCGATTCGCTGACCGCTGCACTCAACGATCAGCCCTACTTGCCCGGGCGCATCAGCGCCCAGGGCCTGTTTCGCGAGGAAGGCATCACCACCCTGACCGTTCAGATTGAAAAGGACGGCGACACCCTGGCCCTAGTGCCGGCTGGTGAGCGTGGCACATCCGGTCTGGTGGTTGCAGGCAGCAAGCGCACCCTGATCCCGTTCAACACCGTGCACCTGCCGGAGCGCTTCACGATCAAGGCCGACGAGATCCAAGGCATCCGTGCATTCGGTACTCGTACTGAGTTGCAGGCAGTGCAGGACGTGGTCAATGCACGTCTGGCCAAGGCGCGGCGCCAGTTGGACGCCACGCACGAATTTCAGCGCATGGGCGCACTGAATGGACAGATCCTTGATGCCGATGGGAAGACCGTACTGCTGGATCTCTATGAACGCTTCGGTGTGGATCGCCAGAAACTGTCCATGGGGTTGGCAGATTCGAGCACTGAACTGCGAGTCAAGTGCGGTGAAGCCCTGGACATGCAGGAAGACGCGCTTGGCAATGTGACCAGCACCGGATCTCGCGCCTTCTGCGGCAAGAACTTCTGGAACAAGCTGATCGTTCACAAGTCGGTCAAAGAGACCTACCTCAACAGCCAGCAGGCAGCAGCTCTGCGCGGTGATGCTCGAGAGAGCTTCGAGTTCGGCGGCATCATCTGGGAGCGCTACCGTGGCAAGGTGGCCGGTGTGTCGTTCGTGCACGACGACAAGGCGCTGCTGATTCCCGAGGGCGTGCCGGATCTGTACATCTCGGTGTTTGCACCTGCTGACTACATGGAAACGGTCAACACCCAAGGTATTCCTTACTACAGCATGATCGAACCATTGCCGTTCAAGAAAGGCATGGCCGGTGAAGCCCAGTCCAACCCGCTGCACCTGTGCACGCGACCTCGGGCGCAGATCCTGCTGGAACTCTGACCATGTCCTTCCGCGAATTGCTGGAAGACGTCGACGACACGGTGTTCGAAACCCTCGGCGACACGGCTCGGATTGAGGGCTACGACGAGCCGGTGCTGGGCATGTTCGCCGCACCGTGGTTGCAACCCAAGATGGGCAATACCAGGACGGCGTTGCGTGAACCAAAGTTCGAGATCCGCGTTCGCGATTCGCATGGGTTGAAAAAAGGACTGTTGGTCAGCGTGGAGTTGCCGGCGTTGGACGGCGGTGGAGACTACGACCTGCTGCAGCTGGAGCCGGGCGGTGACGGTCTGGTTGCCTTGATTCTGAGGAAACGCCCATGACCGTCGGCAGCTACTTCAAACCCTCGGCTGGTGGCGGGATGATCTCGCTGCAAACCTCGGCGGCAGACCTGAAAGCCTTTCAGGATTTCGCCGCCGTGCTGCCAAAGGCAGCGGCCAACGCCCAGCGCCGAGCGATCAACAAAACCTTGCGCTGGCTTGCCACACACATCGCCCGCGCCGTCGGCCGGCAGGAACGCATTGCGGTCGCTGCTGTGCGTCAGCGACTGCGGGCCTATCCGGTCAGCGGTGGGGCGAATAGCGGCAAATTGTGGTTCGGTCTGAACGCGATGGAGGCCAGTCGCATTGGTCGCCCTCGACAGAGTCGGTCCGGTGTGTCGGTGGCCGGTCGACGCTTTCAGGGCGCGTTCTTCAAGAAGGTCTACGGCAACAGCGCGGACGTCTGGATCCGCACAGCGAGCAAGCATTTCGACGCCAGTGACTACCCCGACAGTGATGTCAGCGGGGCGGGTGGCGCCAGTTCTGGCTGGATCGCCGAACACGGTAGCCGTTTTCCGTTGGCGAAAGCCAAGGTATCGCTGGAGCAGGCGCGGCCACACTTCGAAAGCTGGGTGCGAAAAGCTGACGAACAACTGGTGCACGTGATGCAGCAGGAACTCAATTTCGAAGTGCAGAAGCATTTGAAGAGGAAATGACGTGACGGATGAAGTCGACGAGCCGTTCAGTCTTGAGCGGCTGTATCAAGCCATCGAGCGGCGCATTCAGGATCATCTGCCGGACCTTCAGATTGTCGCGGCTTGGCCGATCATCGAAAGCAGCATTCCACTGCCGGCGGTGCTGGTCGAACTCGCAGAAATGGAGCCAGGCATTGACCCGGGAACGGGCGAGACAGGCCTGTCCTGCAAGTTCGAGGCGCGGGTGATTACCGATCCGATCCAGCCCGATCACCACCAACAAGCGGTGTTTATCGTCGGGCAATTGGCTGTGTTACTGCGGATGCAATCCTGGGGCGTAGAGGTCGAACCGGCCGAGTTCGTTCAGGCCATGCCGGACTGGACCAAGCCAGAACTGGACGGCTACACGGTCTGGGTCGTGGAATGGACGCAGCAGATCTACCTTGGCGAAGCGCAATGGCCGTGGCCTGATCAGCCACCGGGCACGCTGCTGTTTGGCGTTGATCCTGATGCGGGGCCAGCCAACCGGGACAAGTATTTTGCGCCGGAGAGTCTGGCATGAGTGGTGGCTATGTGAGCGCCCAGCATGACCGTATGCTCGCTGGGCTGGTGAAGGACTGCTATGTGGTGGCGGTGGATTTGGCCGCGTCACCACCGGTGTGCCGGGTGTCCGACGGTGAATGGGTGAGTGGCTGGGTACGTTGGCACAGCGTCGCTGCCGGCAAGGCGCGACACTGGCGGGCGCCGAGCCTCAACGAGCAGGGCACCCTGATTAGTGCCAGTGGCGAGGTGGCGCAGGGGACATTCATTCCCGGCCTTTATGGCAATGGCGGCGCGCCGCCGGACAATCGCGATCACGTCGAAGTCTGGCGTTTTGACGATGGCGGATCTCTGGTCTACGACTGGCAGACGAGCAGCTACACCATCAGCGTGCCGAGTGGCACGGTCACGATCAAGGTCGGATCAACCCTTGCCGAAGTCACCGACAATGCTGTCGCCGTAAAGTCCGGAACGATCGATCTGGAAGGCGTTGTGAACATCAAAGGCCAGGTCAACATCGACGGCCCGCTGCACACCACCCAAAGCATCACTAGCGATGCCGACATTCTGGCCACCGGACAAAGTGACAATCATCACAAACACTAACTCAACATCTATTCAGCCCGCCGCGTGCGGGCTTTTTCATGCCTGGAGTTCTCATGGCCAAACATCAAGATGAAACAACTGCGTCTGACTCCATCCCCATCGGCCCAGTGCTGAAGCCTATGGCTGTGATCTTTCGCGACACGCTTTACACCTCGCGCACGGTTGTCCTGCCGGACGGCCGCACGCTCGCCGTGGCGAAGAACAAGGTCACCGTCGATAGCGCCGACGATGTGGCGTTAAAAACGCTTAAAGCCCATGTCGAGTTCGAGCAACTCAAGGAGTAAACCCGATGATCGGAATGGATCGCCACACCGGGCAACCCATCTCCGGCATTGAGCATTTACGCCAGTCCATCGGGGACATCCTCGGCACGCCATTGGTG